GTCGCTGTTGCTGTAAGTATCGAGGAAGCTCACAAAGCTGGTAAATTCTAAGAAAACCGCGTAAAATAAGGACTTGTGAATGCAGTAGATGGTAGTAAAAAGTGTGTAAAAGTAGGTAACTGATATACTACTGATACATTACTGATACACCCTACTGATACACTAGATATCAAAAAACTACTGTATTTTCAGTATTTCATTATGTAACCATTGTGGGTCACGCTTAGTATAGACTTTTTCAGTAATGTCATATATTTCGTGACCCACCATTGTTTTAATGGCATATTCGTCAACCCCAGCATTTTTACACATTGTTATAAAAGTATTTCTTCCATCGTGAGCTCTGTGATCTGGATTCAATTCTAAAGCATCAACAAGTGCTTCTATTCTACGCCTATACTTATCATATGTTAATTTCAAATTAGATCTTGCCGTATTCGTATCGGTACAATTAAATAAGTATTCACTGTTCAACTCTTGTGCCTTATTGTACCATTTAATAACAAGAGGTCTAATTCTAGGATGAATAGGAACTGTTCGGTTAGTACCTGCTTTAGTCTTCATACCACCAGTTATTTCCCAGTTTTCAAGATCTACTTTTTCAAGCTCAATTAATCCAAGTTCTTGAGGACGCCACCCCATATAGCATTGAATCAATACTATCTCTGACCAGGATTCTTCTTCTCTTATGCTGTCCCATAATTTTTTCTGCTCATCAGCTGTATACGGTATATGACTACGTTTTAGTGCTTCACAATCTTCAATAATATTCTTACTAAGTTTAAACATTCTAGCACAGTTACGATCGGTTATTTCGTTGGCGACTGCATAATCATAAATCAAATTAAACATTGATTTGATTCGTTCTTTTGTAGATGGAGACGGCGTTCTACTTTCACCCTTCTTATCTACATATATTCCATTTTCCATTGCGTCTTTTAAATGAAGTACTCTTACTGAGCTAATAGGCATATCGTACAAAGAAGAGCAATAAGCCCAAGCGGCGGTAATGGTACGTTCAGAGTTTCTTCCTTTTAACCCTTTTCTATAATCATCAAACCACCGATCAAACACTTCTTGCATAGTCAATGATTTTATATCTATATCGTAAGGTGATCTATTATAGTCAAGTAAAGCTTCATACGCTTCATTATATGTTTTGAAATATGTGTCTGGTTTTAATGGCTTTCTTATAAATTTTCCATCTGATGTTTTTCGTACTGTAACAAGTGCGCGGTACGGTTTTCTCAAATTTTTGTTTTTAAGTAAGACAATACTACCAAACCCATTAGGTAATCGCCTCCTTTTATTTTGGTTTCTTTTTGGTGAATACACCTTAGATTTTGTAATGACATATCCACAGTGAGGACAAAAAGCAGCTTTATCACTTACCTGCAGTTCACATTCCGGACATTTGATTAGCATAATTACCATTCCTTTCCTATTGAATTCGTTACAATCCTTTTATAGCATATAGATGTAGGGACACGTCAACTCCTACATTTTGTACAATACAATATTTGGAGGTAACTTGCGTATGGTTTATGAGGGTGAATTATTTTGCCCTGTATGCGGAGGTACTTTGAAATTGTATGACCATGTTATGCGAATGATAAAGATACAGAAAGGAGTAAAAACATACATATACATTAGAAGATTAAAATGCACTAAATGTGGTAGAGTACATAGAGAATTACCGGAGCATATAATTCCACACATACATTACGATAAAGCCATTGTTAACGGTGTACTTAACGGATGGATATCACCAGATGATTTAGAGTACGAGGATTATCCATGTGAGATGACCATGATACGATGGAAAGAAAGAGACAAGAAGGGTTTCAAAAACTGAGGCTCTTCTTTTTTTTCTTTTGTTATGTCTGGAAATATTATCCACTTACTTTGTTTTTACTGATGCTAATTAAATGTGTACCATAGCAGATGAAAGGAGATGAATTCAAAATGGAAAACCTTGAATTTGGAAAAGGCTCAGTACCAGTGAAAATTGCAGCCAAAGTATACGGTAAGGACAGTAACTGGGTACGAGCTGGTATTATAACTGGTTACTTGAATATTGGAACTGCAGTAAGACGAGGTGAAACTATCACGAAGATAGAAGATATGGATATCCGGAAAGGACGCATCAATTATTATATTTCACCGGCTAAGTTATACGCAGAGACAGGTTACATATGGAAAGGAGAACGAGTGTAATGGGAACAACTATAAGAGCTGAAGTATCAAAGAAAAATCCATATTGGATAGAACGGCACCGGTATTATGAATTAAAGCATTTTTGTCTTCAGTATCCAATATGGAAACAGTCGTATGCCTCACTTGGATTTTTTGCCAGTAACAGCAGTAATCTGAATTTATGTCGGACTCACTATCATATGTCAAATCCAACAGAACGAATAAGCATCGTAAGAGCGAGTCTGTGTGAAAAGATGAATATGATAGAAAGAGCAGCTGAAGAATCCGATCCGGAGCTTGCACAATACATTTTAATCGGAGTAACTGAAGGGATATCATATGACATTATTAGGGTTAAATATAATATTCCTTGCTGTAAAGATGTATACTATGAAACTTATCGGAGGTTCTTTTGGCTGCTCAACAAAATAAGAGATTAGTCGTCAAAAAGTGGACAGGATGTTCTACAAAGTGGATAAGCTGGATTGCCACAATCCCTGCATCCCGGTCCAGGTACGTCATCCGCATAATAGACCGATAAAATGTCTGAGAACGGTCCGTTTATAGCGTAATCCTTAATATCAACAGTATAACCACAATCTGGGCATCTGAATGTATCTGTATCACCTATTGGTTCCATACAGCACCCGCATTCACATGCCGGCTCCTCGTTAAAGAAAGCATTTTCAATTTCATCTTCATCTGTTATGTCAATATACTTATGCATAATGTATCGATCCTCCTTTGAGATTATTATAGTACCTGAAAAGGGGACATGTACAGTACTATTTTATGTCAGGCGCGAAAAATACATGGTGTGTTATAGAAAGAATATTAGGAGGATTATAACTATGACAGGATATGACAAAATATTGGTAGATCTTGAGGACAGAAGAAAAATTTTCTTGGAGTGTGCTGAGAAGACTAAAATCAAATTAAAGAAAGATTTTAATCCAATCAGGAGGCATCAAAGAAAGATTTTTATAAAAGAATGTAAAGATCATGCCGATATTGTAGGATTATGTATTGATGTAATAAAACTAAATATGGAACGAGAAGAGTCTTAACCGGCTCTTTTCTTTTTCGCGATAGAATTTCCTTCTATTATGAGAAACACAAATGAAACTTTGAAAGGAGCATAAATTATGGAAGTGGTATCAATGGAAGATTTCAAACGTGAAGCTAAGAAAAGAGCATTTAAGGAGAAAGTAAAACAAAAAATTCAAAATGGAAAAGAGTGGTGTATGCGAAATAAAGAAGCGGTGATTACACTTGCACCAGTTGCAATCGGAGGAATTACAACAATTATAAAAGTTGTATCTAAGCGAAGCAATTTACGCAAGCAGGAAACACTGAAAGATTTATATTGCTATGACAGATCTCTTGGACATTATTGGAGATTGCGTAGAGAACTTTCTAATAAAGAATGGTTGGAAATAGATCAGCGTAAGAAAAATGGAGAACGACTTTCAGATATATTATCAGAAATGAAAGTGTTGAAGTAAATAAGATTATGAGTCTTAGAGAAATCTGAGGCTCTTTTCTTTTATTTACACGCGAAAAATACATGGTACGTTATAGAAAGAAACTTTAATTATTATTAACTAAAATTAGGAGGAACTTATTATGATGACATGTGCAGAAAGAATGAGAAGAATTAGAGTTATGAATACTATGGATAACGTATATAATAATGGTTCTAATCAGGTAAAGAAAGCAGATGACGGAACAATGACTTATCTTGATAAAGAAGGTAATGTATTAGTTAAAGCATCTATGAAAAAGATTGAGACTCGATAAAAGGGGTCTCTTTTCTTTTTATTTACACGCGAAATTTACAAGTTGTTTTATAGGAAAGGAGATGAAATCGTATGAAGAATAAACATGCTATCAGCAGTGATGTGGCGATAGTTGGAATATACATTATTTCAATAATCAGCATATTATGTGTTGAAAAGAATCGTAAGTAATATGATTGCTAACATCAACTTAGTATTAGAGTCTTAGAGAAATCTGAGGCTCTTTTCTTTTTTTAATCTAGCTTAGAAATTTTAATCTAGGTTAGCACATCCAGTATAGAGGTTACTGGTTATAATGTTACTTTTCTATTGTGAAAAATTCCCGGGGTGGGATTTTCATAAAACAAAATGAAATGGAGGTATATAAGTATGGCATATGGAATTTGTGTTGTTATCGGGATGGTTGCAGGAATTCTGATAGGTATAGTAGGATTTTATACCAAAGCAGCTTACGGTTATTTCAAAATCGAGCCAGTTCCAGACGAAGAAGATCTTTACACTGTTAATATGAGAATTCTTCCAGACCAGAATTTGAAGAAAAGAACGCGAATCGTACTCACGCGAGAATAACTAGTTCTGTTATGAAATGTATTCAAACAAAATACAAAAAGGAGGATTCTAACATGAATACAAAACAATTATTGGAAAAAGAGATTCAGGACGAACTCGAAGAAATTGGTGGAATGGAAATCGGATCAGAAGAACATAAGGCAGCTACCGAAACTCTGACAAAGCTTTTGGATAAGTATAATGATATCGACAAGCTTGATTTGGAGTATCAGGATAAATACGAAAGTAGAGAAAACGATCGTATTATGAAAGAGCAACAGCTCAAGCATGAAAAGACGGATTCACTTATCAAGAATATTTTGACAGGTGTAGTAGGTATTGGCGGACTTTGTGTAACAGTCTGGGGTACATGCAAATCTATCAAATTTGAGGAAACCGGAACCTTTACAACAATAATGGGCAGAGGATTCATTCAGAGATTACTTCCAAAGAAGTAGAATGAAGAATACATAAAGTTGAAAGAGGCTTAGAGAAATCTAGGTCTCTTCTTTTTTTACTCGCGATTAATACATATTCTTTTATAGAAAGGAAGGTAATGATTTATGAAACCATTAATAACTGAATCACAGAAAAGAGAAATTGAAGCACTTGCAGTAGAGCATTCGGACGCCTTAATTGCTATGGGAGCAGATCTGTATAGACAGGGATGGATCAAAGGAGCAATTATTGGAGGTTTAAGCGTTACAGCAGGTTATGTAATTTCGGCTATTAGGGATGTGAGGAAAACTAAAAAAGAACAGGAACAAAATCGTTAACACTTGGTAAAGAGAGTTTTAGAGAAATCTAAGGCTCTTTTCTTTTTTCACGAAATTACACTATTAGGAGTTGACCTATCAATGAGGTATTTTTATGAGAAACCTCAAATATACAAAGCGACATATGGCAGTATATATCAGTGCAATCATCCTGTTTATTCATCTGGTACTTTATTCAAAATGGATAATAATGGGCTGGTTGTGATACAGCAGCGATATAACTCAGAAACAAAATCTACATATTGGACTGAAATAGATCCATGGTTGGTAGATGACATATATCTACATACCGGATTCAAAGAGTTTTTCGATGATAGATCCGGACCGGCAGATAATTCGTTATATCCTACAGTATCAGTACGTCAAATTATGTGGGCTTTAAAGATGAAGCCAATACCAAGGGAACGATGGGAAACCTGCTTTGACCGTCGGAATATATAATTCGCGACATTTACTTGTTCTTTTATAGAAAAAAAGAAAGGAGGTAAATAAAATGTTATCACAGCAAACTATCAGAATAGCTAAATTTGCAGTAACAGTAATAGGAGCAGGTTTAACTCTGCTATCTAAAAATAATGCTGAAAAGATACTTGACGAAAAGATTAGTAAGAAGGTGATAGAAGAACTTTCTAAAAGATAAGAGAATGAGCCTAAATAATGGGCTCTTCTTTCTTCGCGAAAAATACACATTCCTTTATGAAAACAGTATCATAAGGAGGAAAATACTATGATGGATTTATTGAAAATAAAATTGTCTACAAAATTTATGAAAGGACTTGTAGCTAAAATTATATCAAAGAGAATATACAAACAATTAGGATATAAAATAGATATCCAATTGAATGATGTACAAATTGATGTAGTTGACGGCGATGTTCAGATTCATTTGGATGTAGATGGAAAAATGAATAAAACCGAATTTAGTAGAATTATGGAACGTATTGATGAGGAGTCCTAAATGGGCTTCTCTTCTTTTTCGCGATATGAACAGGTCCTTTAATGAAATACAGAGTTGATTTTAAAGGAGGATTATTAAGATGAACGTTGGCTTTGAAGTAATGATGCAGACAGCAAGTGAGAAGTACACAAACATGGTAGATACTGTGTATAAGGCTAAAAATGGAGAAGAAGTAGATTACGATAAACTTATTAGCTTGATACACAGCGTTTATATGGACGAGGTAGAACTCATAACAAATTTGCATTATAAGGAATCAAAGAGAGAAAGTCAGAGAAAAATTGAACTTGTAGATTTAAAGAGAAAGGAGTCCTAATTATGGGGCTCTTTTAATTTTTACCGATGTAAGGAGGGACTTCATTGAAGAAAATAAAGTTTAATAGAAATCACGTAGCGATTGGATTAACATGCCTGGGCAGTATCGGTGTTATCGCTACTACTGTATTAGCGGTAAAAGCGACACCGAAAGCACTGGACTTAATCGATAAGGCAAAGAAAGAGTCTGATGACGAACTTTCAAAATGGGATGTCGTAAAGACTGCATATAAGCCATTCGTTCCGGTTGCTGTATTAGGAGTCACTACTATATTTTGTATATTAAGTGCTGAGATCCTGAACCAGAGACAGCAGGCATCCATCATGAGTGCTTATGCTTTTCTGGATCAATCATATAAGAAGTACCGTCGTAAACTTATAGAGCTATACGGTGAGGAGCAGCATAATGAAATTGTAAAAGCCATTGCTGCTGAGGATGCGGAAGAACGGTATATTCATGCTTTTAATATGTTTAGTGATTGTACACAGTTTCTCGAAGAAGATTTCAGTGAGCCGATTCTCTTTTATGACGAATTCGGTCATAGATATTTCAACGCTCCTATAGAACAGGTACTACAGGCTGAGTATCATCTGAATCGAAACTATTGTATGAATGCAGGTATATATCTGAATGAGTTCTATAACTTTTTGGGCATCGATAAAACAGAATATGGTGATCAGGTTGGATGGGTTATGGAGGATGAATCTACTATGTGGGTAGACTTCAACCACCGTAAAATCACAATGGACGACGGGCTGGAATGTTATGCCATAGAAATGGTTCCAGAACCAACGGTTGCCATTCAGGAATATTACTAATTCGCGAAATTTACAAGGTGTGTTATGAGAGAATATAGGGCATTAAGTCCCTGGCGATAATAACAGTAGGCGATTAAGATTAAGAGTCAAACCGGACCTACATATTCTCTTTTTCTTGTTCGCGATTACATCTAACTCTATTATGAGAAAACAGAAGGGAGAACAGACATGAACAAAATTAAGGTAGACAAGAAAACAATTTTGACTGTGGCATCAGCGGTCTTTGGAGCAGGAAGCTTTTTAGTAAATATTCTGATGAGCAAAGATGAAACAGAAGAAATTGCACAGAGAGCTGCTGAAATTGTGGAAGAGAAGCAGAAATCTTCTGAAGAGTAGGGAATGAGAGGGATCTAATCATATGATTGGGTCTCTTTTATTTATATACAAAAGTATGTTCATAAGGAAGGAGCAAATCATGAACAAATTAAATGTAAAGCAATGTTTCAAAATGGCGAAAAAAGTAGTGCAGAAAAAGAGCCCCGAAATCTTAACCGGACTCGGAATTGCCGGTATGATTACTACGGTAGTACTGGCGGTCAAAGCAACTCCGAAAGCACTGGATTTGATTGATGAAGAGATCGATAATCAGAATCGAAAATTGTCACAGGAAGCTTATGATAGTGGACAGTCAACGGCGAATCAGATTATTAAGTTAAAACCAGTGGAAACTGTGAAAGTAGCTTGGAAACCGTACATTCCGGCATTATTGTTGGGCAGCGCATCGGTTGGATGTTTGATCGGAGCCAATACAGTAAGTGCTCGAAGACACGCAGCACTATATTCAGCGTATGAGTTATCCAAGACTGCTTATAACGAACTTAATGAAAAGGTTACAGAAGTTGTTGGCGAAAAGAAAGTAACCGAAATCAAACAGAAGCTGGCTGAAGACAAGGTAAATAAAGTATCACCAGAAGGTACAATCGAGAAGAAGTCAAACGTTGTAATCGCCGGTGATGGAGATACGTGGTTTATTGATGCCATGTCGAATCAACCGTTTCTGTCAAGTAAAAATAAACTAGATGCTGCAGCAAACGAACTGAATCGAAAAATGAGATCAGATATGTATGTATCTCTGAGTCAGTTTTATGATGAAGTTGGCATCGAGCATACTGGCACATCTGACTATATCGGTTGGCGTATCGATAAAGATTATATTGATGTAGTGACCAGTGATGCGATCGTAAAGGATGGAAAAGTATATGTTGTGATGGATTTCTTATCGCGTCCGGAATACGGGTACGATGATTTGTATTAAATCGGTCACGCGAAAAATACATGTACTGTTATGAAAAAAAATAAATAAAAATCTTTAGGAGGAAAAAAGATATGAACGAAACAACTAATGAAGTAATGGAAACAACAGAGGAAACTATGGTAACAGAAACACCTATGGAAACTGGATTTGATGATGCAGTTGAAAGTGAAGGCGGATCTGGAAAGGCAGTAGCATTAGTCTTAGGCGGAGTTGGACTTGCAATTGCGGCAGGAGCAGCACTTGTAAAGAAACACAAAGATAAGAAAGATGGGAAACCTAAAAAGAAACGCACTCATTATAAGATTGTAAAAGTTGAAGAACCAGCAGACGATGATGTGGATGAGGAAAACACAGTGGACTCAGAAGCAGAAGTAGTTGACGAGAAAGAATCAACTGAAGAGTAAAACGTTTATTTAAAAGAGAGATCTGAGAGTAAAATCTCGGGTTTCTCTTTTTGTTTTATCAAATATGAAAGGATTTTTGCAAATATGAGAAAAAGAATTAAGTATGCATTGACGTTCATTAGTGGAGTAACTGTAGGTTTTGGGACATGCGGAATTAAGGTGTTATCTTATGCTGCGAAGATGGGATATTTGAAGCAATGGATAGTCGATACTTTACATCAAAAAGTAGGCTCAACATTTTCGGATTATGAGTATTACTGTAAGGATTATCCATGTAGAACTGATGCTGAGGAAGTGCTGAAACATATACAAGATACTGTGGACGTTTGTTGGTGTGTTTCAGTGGCTGAGGTACGTGAATATACGCTTGATGAAAACATTTACAGTATGTATAACCAGTATCAATCAACGCTGTATGGATGGTTCGATGCATCAAAATTTGCAGTTGTACGAACACGTAGCGGATATGAGCTTAGAATTCCAAAACCTACACGACTTGGATAGAAACAGTATACAAGAGGAGTGAACTCTATGCAGGAATATGAACCGTATAAACGATATGTATATGACGGTCCGGTGCTGATTTTTGATAACTTGGTGACTGATCGCTGGAAAGGTGAAACGATGGCTCCAACTGTAAGAAAGGCACGTAGCAATTTATCATATCAGTTCAAGAAACAAAATAACAGACTTCCAGGTACGCCTGTTGTCTTACCTGGACGAATCAAAATAGTTAATTAAACGGAGGTAGTAATGGCTGAATATAAACCAAACTCCCACAGGAGTAAAGAAGAAGCTGCTGAATCTGCAAACAATAAAAAAGTGCAGAAAGTAATCAGCGGGAAAGCTAAAACAAAACCAAATGAAATGCGTAAGCTCAGCGGATTATTTTTAGCTGATGATATTAGCAATGTTAAATCGTATGTTTTTTCGGATGTGTTGATACCGGCTATTAAAAATGCAATTTCAGATGTAATCATCGAAGCGACTACAGCTTTATTCGGTGGAAATAAGAACCGGTCAGGCAGATCAGGTCGGGCTAATAGTAGTCCGTCATATCGTAGTTATTATGATGATCGTGACAGACCGCCAGCAAGAAGTGGTTCATCACGATTCGATTACGATGACATATCATTCGATACAAGAGCAGACGCAGAACTTGTAAGACAACAGATGTCGGACATTGTAGCATCTTACGGAATGGTAACGGTTGCTGATATGTATGATTTAGCAGGTCTTACCGCGCCGTTCACCGCTCAGAGATACGGATGGTTCAATATCAGAACTGCGGAAGTTATTCGTGGTAGAGACGGGTATTATCTGAAAATGCCTAAAGCTATGCCGATTGATTAAATTCAAAATGGAGTAAAAAGATAAAACAAAAATAAGAGAGGAAATAGGAATGAATAAAATTAAATTACCAAGTAATGTAGCAAGAAAAGTCAACAAAGTAGGTTTCAAGCTTAAAAAGCACAGTCCAGAGCTTCTTGTAGTTGGCGGGGTTGTTGGTCTTGTGACGAGTGCTGTAATGGCATGTAAAGCAACCACGAAACTTGATACAATTCTGGAAAAATCTAATAGTGACATCGAGAAAACAAAGAAATATGTAGAAGACAATGGTTACACAGAGGAGTATACAGAAACAGATTACAAGAAAGATCTGACTATTCTGTATAGTAAAAAAGGACTCCAGCTTGCTAAGTTATATGCGCCGGCAGTATTTCTCGGTACTGTATCTGTTACTGCAATTCTGGCTGGACACAATATTCTTCAGAAAAGAAATGTAGCAATTGCTGCAGCTTATGCGTCTATGGATAAGAGTTTCAAAGATTATCGTAGCCGTGTTATTGAGAAGTTTGGTGAGGAATTAGATAAAGAACTTAAATATAATATCAAATCTGCTGAGGTGGAAGAAACTGTTGTAAATGAGAAAACCGGCAAAGAAAAGAAAGTAACCAAGACGGTTCAGACAGTAAATCCGAATGATGTTAGTGAATATGCAAAGTTCTTTGATGATGGATGCAATGGCTGGACAAAGAATCCTGAGTTTAATCTTAAATTCTTATTAGATCAGCAGAAATACGCTAACATTATGCTCAAAGATAAAGGATTTCTGTTTTTAAATGAAGTGTATGATATGCTTGGTATTCCGCGTACAGCAGCTGGTCAGTTAGTAGGATGGATTTATGATGAAAAGCATCCAAATGGTGATAATTACATTGATTTCGGTATTTATGATCTGTACAACACTAAAAAGCGCGATTTCGTAAACGGATATGAGAGAACTATTCTGTTAGACTTTAATGTCGATGGCGTAATTTATAATCAGATCTGAATGACAGGACTTCGTACATATTACTCTGGTAATCCATATCGTGATATGTACGATTTTCCGGCACCGGTGAATCTATGAGAAAGGAGGTTTCATCTTGACCGGGCATGATTATATACAATACATTTTACAAAATAATTTAGAAAATGAACCCATATATGACGGTGAGAAAATCTTAGGATTTGAGACATTAGACGAAGCTGCAGTACGTCTTTCAGTTGGAGTAGCAACTGTACGAGCGTGGATTAAGTTGGACCAAATTGAAGGATATATGATAGGTAATCAGTGGTTTGTATTTGCTGGTTCAAAGCCTAAGAATAACTCTATAGGGTGAATACAATAAAAAGAATTGCTATAAGCTGTAAAATTCGCATTTGAAAGGTGAAGGTGACTAATTATGAAAAAGAGACTGTATGTTTTATTTGCAACAATAGCAGGTATATGTTTTATAAGTGGAGTTGCGATGCTAAACGTGTAGTCGGAGCTTTTATTGAAAGGGTATCTGCATATGGAAAAGTGGGAAGAAAACTTGAGCATTTTGGATGATATTTTACGAAGCAACAAACGGCGACATATCACAGGGGGAATATTGATATCAATCGCATTATTCTTTGGAGGATTAGCAGTTACAGTAATAACTATCAAAGATAACAATGAAAGTGAAGACGAGGTAATGGACTATGAGTAGAAATATTTTAAATGATGTAGCATTTTTGGTTATGGGAGCTTTTATCGGTTCAGCGGTTACTTGGAGATATATGAAAAAAAAGCACGAAGCTGAGATGAACGACGAACCTTTTGACTGGGGCGAAGATGAGCAGAACCAGCCGGAGGATACAACTGAAAATACTATCGAAGACTCTGAAAAAGAAGAAGCTGAGAACATTATTAAGTATAATCAGTATTTTCAGGAGTCTTCTGAGAAAAAAGAGAAGGAGAGCAAATCTATGGATCCTATTAGAGTAATCAGTCCTGATGAATTTCAGGAAAGCGAATATCCGTCACTGTCGTTATGGTACTACACAGACGGTGTAATCACAAATGATGATAATAAAATTGTAACTAATGCAATTGAGCTGATCGGCAGTGACTTTAAAAATCATTTCGGTGAGTATGAGGATGACCCTGACACAGTATATGTCGTAAATGAAAATGATAAAGTTGTTTACGAGATCATGCGTGAATACGGGGCGTATTATGGAGACGTAATGGATGAGTAACGACTTACAGAGAGAGTACTTTGAGTGGATGTACAATACTGTCTCAGCAAAGCGTTTCGCAAATGAAAACAGTTACCGTAAACTTCTTTCGTATCTTCATACAGTTCCTTACACTTGGTTACTAGACGATGATAGTAATCGAGCTGGAGATGGGGAAGAAGGATTACGGTGGCAGTTTGCATATTCAAATCATATCACAGTAAATCATGAATTGGATGGACCTTGTAGTGTATTGGAAATGATTCTTGCCATGGCGTATCGATGCGAAGAAATCATGGACGATCCTAAAAAAGGAGACCGAACAGTTCAGTGGTTTTGGAAAATGATAAATAATCTTGGATTAGGTGGTATGACAGACAGAATGTTCAATCAGACATATGTAAGAAGAGTTATTGAGAGATTCTTAAAAAGGGAATATGAACCTGATGGACATGGTAGTCTGTTTATTATCCGAGATTGCGAATACGATTTACGTGATGTAGAGACGTGGACTTGCATGTTGTGGTATTTAGATACAATAGCATAGGGGACGTGTCATGACTCAGAAAAATATTTATAAAGAATTTAAAAGGTTATTTCCGCAGTATGTCGAAACCATTTGCCAGTGGTATTTTATTGCAAGTAACAGTATATGTATTCGGACAGATTGTGATAAATGCTTTGTGTTTACTTACAACGATAAAAAGGACTGGTGCTTCGAGACTGCTGTTTCTTATATTTATAATGGAAGGAGGATGTAGGATGGAATGCTAGACTTCATGACTATAGCAACAAAACCGACTAAAGAAGGAACTGAAGTCTTTCCAAAATTCAAAATGCAAAAGTCTAAGGATCTGATGATTAGAGCTAAAGACTTTTATGCTATTTGGGATGAAAGCCGGCATTTATGGAGTACTGATGAAGACGATGCTGTACATATTATTGATGCTGAACTTGATCGATATGTACAAGAACATAGTGACAGAATAAATGGATATACTCAAATAAAATATATGTGGGATGCTGACAGTGGATCAATTGATAAGTTTCATAAGTATTGTCAGAAACAGATGAGAGATAATTTCCATTCACTTGATACTGAACTTGTGTTTGCCAATACTGAATTAACTCGGGAAACTTATGCAAGTAAAAAGTTATCATATCCGCTTGAAAAAGGAAGTTATGAAGCTTTCGATAAGTTGATTGGAACATTATATTCTGAAGAAGAGAGGCATAAAATCGAATGGGCTATAGGATCTATTGTATCAGGTGATTCCAAACATATACAAAAATTCATGGTTCTGTACGGTGCTGCTGGTACTGGTAAATCAACGATTCTAAATATTATACAAGAGTTGTTTGACGGATATTATTGTACATTCAATGCAAAAGCTCTTGGTCAATCTAATAATGATTTCGCTCTTGAAACATTCAAATCTAATCCGTTAGTTGCAATTCAGCACGATGGAGATCTGTCACGTATCGAAGATAATACTGTTCTGAACTCATTAGTTTCTCATGAAAAAATGCCAATTAACGAAAAATTTAAAGGTATCTACGAAGATAAGATTGAAGCATTCTTATTTATGGGTACTAATAGACCGGTTCAGATTACCGACGGTAAGTCAGGATTATTAAGGCGTCTTATTGATGTTACTCCTACAGGCAAAAAACTGGGAGTACGTGAATACAGGCGCCTTAATAAACAGGTCAAATTTGAATTAGGAGCGATTGCATATCACTGTTTAGAAGTTTATAAGGCTGATCCAGAATATTATGACGATTATATTCCGAAAAATATGATGTCTGCCTCAAACGATTTCTATAACTATGTGTGCGATTCGTATGGTTTGTTCCGGAAAAATGACAATACTACTTTAAAAGCAGCATGGGAAATGTATAAGCAGTATGCAGAAGAAGCTCGGATATATAAACCGATGTCTATGAGACGTTTTAAGGAAGAGCTTAAAAACTATTTCTGGAATTATGAAGATCGATTTACACAAGAGGATGGAACGAAACTGACCAGTTATTATAGTGGTTTTCGTGCTGATATTTTTGAGAACGATATGGGCGACAGTAGAAAACAGAAAGTGGAGACTGAGGAAGATTCAAAATGGATTGATCTGCAGGAACGATTATCTACGTTTGATGAATTTTGTGCTGATTGTCCGGCTCAGTATGCGTCAGCAAATGAAACACCAATGAAAGCATGGAACGAAGTTACGAAAAAACTATCAGACCTGGATACATCAAAACTTCACTATGTAAAAGTTCCAGAGAATCATATCGTAATTGATTTTGATCTTAAAGACGAAAACGGTGAGAAATCCTTAGAGCGAAATTTGGAGGCTGCCAATAAGTTTCCACCGACATATGCAGAAGTAAGTAAAAGTGGGAAGGGGCTTCATCTGCATTATATTTACAATGGTGATCCGAACGAGTTAAGTCGTATTTATGATGAAGACATAGAAGTAAAAGTATTTACTGGTAAGAGTTCTTTAAGACGAAAACTTATCAAATGTACATCACTTGCAATAACCATACTCAGTTCGGGATTACCTTTGAAGAAGGGGAAGGAAAAAATGGTCAATTTTGACGGTATAAAAAATGAAAAAATGCTCCGAGCGGTTATTAAGAAGCATTTAAATAAAGAAATTATGGTAAATACTAAACCAAGTATTGACATGATCTATAAAACTTTACAAGAAGCATATGATAGTGGACTCGGATATGACGTAACTGATATGCAAAATGCTGTATATATGTTAGCGGCAAGTAGCTCTAATCAGGCAGAAACATGCTTGAAAATAGTTAACGAAATGAAATTTAAATCAGAGGACACAAGTGTAACTATGTCTGACAGCGAATCGGATGAGCTTGTATTTTACGATATTGAAGTATTTCCAAATCTGTTTCTTGTATGCTATAAGATTGCAGGTATCGGTAAACCGGTTGTTAGATTGATTAATCCAAGACCTGAAGATATTGAATCTCTTATTAAATTTAAATTAGTTGGGTTCAATAATAGGGCTTATGATAATCATATGATTTACGCGTGCTTGATGGGATACGATAATGAGCAATTGTATAATTTGTCAAAGCGACTTATTAACAAGGATAAAGCTATCAGTCGTAAAGCGAAATTCAGTGAAGCATTCAACCTGTCGTATACCGATATTTATGATTTTGCATCTGCCGGTAATAAAAAGAGTTTAAAGAAGCTTGAGATTGAAATGAATAAGCAGTCAGTAGATGATTTGAAGAAAAAGAAATTTACTGACGAGGAGATTGCTATCATAAAAGCAGGGGATCATCATCAAGAGCTTGGACTTCCATGGGACGAACCGGTTGATCCTAAGTTATGGGACAAAGTTGCTGGCTATTGTGTAAATGACGTAGTTGCAACAGAAGCTGCGTTCCATTATTTAAAAGGAGACTGGATTGCCAGGGAGATTCTTGCATCAATTACCGGCATGACTGTTAATGATACGACTAATAGTTTGTCTCAGCGAATTATATTTGGAAACGACAGAAATCCTCAGAGTAAATTCAATTATCGGGATCTTTCAAAGCCAGTAGGAAGCGATCAGTATGAAGAATATGTTGAAAAGTTTGGTCATACTTATAATTTCCGAGTGTTCAGAGCTGATGGACTTCCGGTATATAGAAGCTATGTTCCTGGAGAAGTATTACCTGAAGGATGGAGCATTTTACCGTTCTTTCCTGGATATGAATATAAGAATGGAAAATCTACATATCTTGGTGAAGAAATCGGTGAGGGCGGTCGTGTATATTCTGAACCGGGTATCTACGGTGGTATTTGGGACGGAGATGTTACCGGGCAGCATCCATCATCAATTATTGCTGAAGTTCTGTTTGGACCGGAGTATACGAAACAGTTCGAGAACATCGTAAAGGGACGTGTATCTATTAAGCATCAGGCATGGGACGATATTGATGATCTGTTTGACGGTAAGCTGAAACCGTATATTCAGAAAGTTATTGACGGCGAACTTACTGCAAAGATGTTGGCGAATGCTTTAAAAACTGTTGTAAATGCAGTATACGGTCAGACGAAAGCTACTTATCCGTGTGCTTTCAGAGACGATCGTAATAAAGATAACATTGTAGCTAAACGTGGTGCGTTATTTATGACACTTCTGAAGCGGGAAGTGCAGCGTAGAGGCTTTACTGTGGCTCATATCAAGACGGATTCAATTAAAATACCAGACGCGACACCAGAGATTCAGAAGTTTGTATGTGACTTCGGTAAGGAATATGGCTACAACTTTGAAACAGAAGCCGAATTCGAGAAGTTCTGTCTGGTAAATAAGGCTGTCTATATTGCTAAGTTTAAAGAACCGGAAATCGACAAGGCTACTGGAAAAGAAATTTGGTGGACAGCTACAGGAGATCAGTTTGCAGTGCCATATGTATTCAAGACTCTGTTCAGTAAAGATGATATTGTCTTTGACGATCTTTGTGAAACATTTGCAGCAACTGCAGGAGCATTATATTTGGATGTTAATGAGACATTGCCAGATGTAACTAAATATGAAAAAGATCTTAATAAGATAGAAGATAAGTATAAAAAGGGACTTGTATCTGATACCATATTTGAATCAACTTATGCAGAATTGAAACCGAAGATTGATGAGGGGCATGACTATCACTTTATTGGAAGAGTTGGTCAGTTCTGTCCTATTAAGCCTGGACATGGTGGTGGATTACTTTATCGTATTGACGGTGACAAAAGAGCTGCCGCATCTGGAACTATTGGGTACCGGTGGCTTGAGTCAGAAATGGTACGAGATGTAAGCGAGGAATCTATCGACATTTCATATTTCACTAAATTAGTTGACGATGCTGTGGATACAATCAATAAATATGGTGACTCTGAATGGTTTATGTCTGATGATCCATATATTCCTGTAAATCCGCCTACATATATTAATCCGGAAGATTTTATGAATATTCCGATTGATGCTGATGAAGAAGTTCCATTCGATGAAGATACGCTTCCATTTGCATAGAGAGTGTTAATATATGAAAACAAAGGCTGAATTAACAACTCAGGAATATATCGACTTCTTGCAGCGCTTTATTATAGTGCATTCGTATATTTATTATGAGATGAATAATAATGTAATCTCTGATAAATATTATGATGAACAGGCTAAAGTGCTGACTAAATTAAAAACTGAATATCCAGAATTATGGAAAAAGAGTATGTATTATACACAATTTGGCGATGACTACAATGGTGCAACCGGATTCACGCTGTATCATGACTTAAACGATCGTCAAAAAGAAATAATCAGAGCGATAGCAAAATCAATGCTGATGTAATACGCGATGAAAACATACCCTTTTATGAGAGAGAAAGAGCTTAGATCTTATGGTTTAGGCTCTTCTTTTTATTTGTAACTTTTTAACAATGTTTTATTCCAAACAAAAAAAATTAAAACGAAGGAGATTTAAAATTATGGAAATCACATTTGCACCAAAAAACGTACTGGAAATCAATGACGCAAGAATTATCTTCAAAAATTTCAAAGGACTTGGAGATAAGTATAATCGTGAAGGAGATCGTAACTTTGCTATGATTATTGCCGGTGGAACTCTCGATGACGGAAACAGCAGACGTACTGTTACAGCTGAAGAAATGGCGGATGCTCTTATGAAAGACACTAACAGGTATGGCGTCGGTTGGAATGTAAAGATTAAAGCACCTAGAGAAGAAGGAGATGATCCGTTCATTTATCTTCCGGTGAAACTTAAATTCAATGATCGTGGTCCTAAAGTATACTTAAAATCAGGTAAGCACACTGTACCGTTGACTCCAGAAACCATCGGTATGCTTGACAATATTGATATTACTTCCGTCGATTTAGACATTCGTCCTTATGATGGGGAGGTACAGGGTCCGTTTAGAGCAGCGTATGTACAGGCACTTTGGGTAACACAGGAAGTCGATCGATTTGCTGAAAGACTTGCAGAAGAAGAGTATCCAGAAGAATAATAAATACAGGAGGAAAAAGGCATGGCACATTTAACAGGTAACGGAGAACCAGGTAACGAAATTCAGGCAGGAATCGGTGATATTTATATCGATAAAAGCGGTAAGGGGCGCTATAAATGTGTATTTACTTACAAGGATAGCGTAACTAATAAACAGATTTGTCAGTGGGAGAAACTGGAATGGCAGAATCCCGCAGGATCTGAAGCGATTAGCGAACCAGATGTAAAGACAGAATCTGTACCGGCAGTTGACACTACAGCATCGAAAGCAAAAGTACTAAATGAACAGGAGACACAGAACAAAGGTAAAGCTGCAGATAAATAAGTTGTGATGATACGCGATATAATCTTACTCCTTTATGAGTACATGAAAATATATTTAATTTAGGAGGTACATAGTATGAAGGCTGTAATCATTGACACCAAAAATTTAAGAAAGGCAGCATTTGCAATTGGGTTTGGACTTGCTATGGGTAAGTACGTAGCTGACGATGTAACTTTTGTATACGAATGTATAACCAAAGATATTCTTATGGCTATGGCATCACGCGGTAACAAATATGCTCAAAATGCATGTAAAGCTGCCGGACTTAAATATGAAAAAACAATAAAAACAGATATCAAAAATGAGCCAAGTAACAAAGTTGATATAGGTTTTCATGCATAAGACAAATAGGAGTCTCAGATAAAAATAACTGGGGCTCTTATTATTCGCGTCATTTTCAAAGACTGTTATGAAAGAAATTTATGGTTAGTAGAAAGGAGAACTATTATGAACGTAGAGGTAAAAAAAGGTGACAAAAGTATTAACATTCCTGGCTGGGTAGGAGCAGCCTTGATTGTAACTTTAGGAGCTATGGTTACGGACATTTGTAAAGTAGCTATTAGTAACCATAAGTAGAAATGAGACGGACCTGGTTGAAATAATTTAACTGGGTCTTTTCATTTTATATTTATTGTATACACAGAAAATACGGAGGTGTCCTTATGAATAACAGCAGAAAACTGCGAGATAAATTACTCGTAAGCATCGTAACTAAAGCTAAAGATATGGTCATGAATGGTAGTATTAGTGCCAGTAACGATGATATCAATAAATTCGCAGTGAATTTTATTGAACAATGGTACGATGAAGAAGTTGAATCAATATATAGTTTTAATAAAACTGTAGAGATTGAACTAACCAAAAAATTCTCCAAAATACAGCCAGAACCAGATATTAAAAATCTTACTGTAAAGGATCTTCGTGATATCATTAGTAACTTGCCAGATGATTATGAGATTATTGTACCAGTGTTTAATCGAAAAAAGGCTTGTATTCAATTAAAGCATGTGCGATCAGTAGGTGTCGTTACTTCAAAGTATGAGACATTGTCATTATGCTTATGTGGCACAGAATTTAATAAAGACATAGAAAAAGTAATAAAAAAGAACCGGAATCTTGGTGCGGAATGTACTGAGATTCTATTTTAATTTTAGAAAGGACGGTGTATACCAATGCAGCCTGATATGAAAAAAGAGTATTCGGACAGATTTGATACTCTTAGAAAAAATAGAGTAGAAGTCAGTTTTCACAAGTACGGACCGGCTAAAACCAATTTTGGAGATAAGCTGGTTGATGCTATTAAAAGTCACGATCTATGTATAGAGAAATACAAAGAGACCGGAAACACTGAATATTTGTTAGATGCTGCGAATTACCTGATGTTTGAATTTATGTATCCTCAGAAAGAAGGAGCATACTTTAAAGCTACGGATAGCAGCGAATCAGCAGGAACTTCTGGGGAACCTATTGGAAAGTGGGGCTTATAACATGTTTACTTTAGAACAGCTCGGTCCTGAAGAAGAACAAAAAGCGCCGTATTCAGTAACTCTGGACAAAGAATATACAGTTAGGGATTTTATTCATGAAGTGCTTATAAATCATTCAAAAGACTGGGGATTTATCGGTATTTTTGATGGTGAATCTGTAGTTGGCGATCCGGAATGCGATTATGACAGAGGATACCTTCAAAGTGATTTACCAGCTTTCATTATGGACGAGTCTATATATTCTGTAAGTGCATACGGAGGTCACTACAGAATGGACTATCTATTATATTTAGAAAGAGATCGTGGTTAATATTTTAAATTTATCTACAGAAATTCAATGCAATATTTTAGATTCTCTGATTCAGGAATGCGGATTGTATATACGGTACGGACGCAACCCAGATATGTTATCAACTGGTAGTGTTGAGAAGCAGTTATTCTTGATAAAAAGTATATGGAATAATTTAGCAGATCGAGACAAACCAGAATGGTGCTCTGATGATTTAATTAAAGAGTATACAGAATTACTGTAGATAATGCGAGAAAGGAGAACTAAGCATGTTTAGGGATATATACATGTTCCTATTGAAACTTACATTTAAAATAAAGTGTATGACGGATACAGAGTTTTCACAGCTATTAGAACAATGCGATTTTCAACAAACTGTGTACGCTTGTTATATGAGGTATCTCTAAGAAAGGAGAACAAATCTATGACGAACAGGATTGATATTCAAGAATTTATTAACAACGCTCCTGAAAATATTGTAGGATCTCTTAATCATCCTGAAGCCGTAACTGCTGACATGCTTGATAATATTCCGCACCGATATTCAAGTAATTTGGTAGTTCAGTATTGGTTACAGGTAGAAAAAGAAGATACAGTCATGCGGTTACTTATTGATAATAAGATTGCTAAGTATTTAGGTTGTACAGAAGAATATCTCTATTATCATGCTTGTAAAAATATAGGTACACCTGTAGTAAAAAATATAATTGATATGATGAGCAGCATGGTATCGATTGATACGGGTTTTAACGATGATGATGTGTTACTTTATATAATTACGAATGCGAGTATGATATTCGGTGCGTTTTATTTATGTATGCCTGATGTCATAGGTAAAATAGCTGACGATTATGACTCTGATTTGATAATTATTCCAAGTAGTAAACATGAATTATTGTTTATTAAGAAAAATCAGCTGAGTATATCGATAAGCGATGTAAAACAGATGGTATATACAGTGAATCGGACGGCATTGGAACCTAAAGATATACTTAGTGATAATGTATACGTTTGGGACAGAGAAAAGAAGAAACTTATAGTATATTAAATGGAAGGATATTTTTATGCTTAAATTTGATTATAATTTGATTAGAAAAGCCAGAGAAAATACAGGCATGTATCAAAAAGATGTAGCAGTAAGAGTAGGAGTAAAGAGAGATGCTTTATGTGACTGGGAGAACGGAAAAAGAGTACCTAATGCAAATCATTTAGCTGCATTATCTACGGTGCTAAATGTACCCGTTGAATCGTTTTTCAGACATACATTGTAGGAGGTGATAATAAGTGAATTTAAAGAAGTTACCAGACACTCTGTTAGTCAGTATCGATTTTGGATCAAATGCTGATGAAAGTGTGCTGTTGGTTGGACGAAAACATCCAAACCAATCCGTAGATATCGTTAACGCTTTTAAAGGAAAAGAAGCCATCGATATTTATGATAAATTGGTCACACCGAAAATCGGATAGCAGTACGTTTAAGAGCCTGTCTTAATTGATGGGCTCTTTTATTTTTGACACATTAACACAAGATATAGTATAATGAATGTCATAATTCGGAAGATGAGGTGGTATAATAAAAATGACTTGTATAGAACACGCTTTAGAAAATGCTCTGATAGCTATTAAATCTGGGACAGGGTATGAGGAATGGAAGCAAAGTGATCCAAATTTAAAAGAAATACACGCAACAGCAGATGAAGTATGGGCTATTGCTGTATACATAGATTTTAATTTTCATACACATGATGAGTAAATTCGCGTAATAAACAGAACCTTTTATGAAAAATAATAAAAGGAGGCTGTTTATTATGGCAGATTATGAATATTTAATTGCTATGAATTTACATGCAAAACTGAAAGAGAAAATTGTTGGGAAAATTTATGTGACAGTTAGTGACGATAAATTATATGTGAGAATTGATTCATTTGAGAATCTTACATGGGATTTATCAATACCAAACTTTTCGCAAATGGTTCTTAATGGATTTTCTACAGAATGTATTGCAGAAGATATAGCAACTAAATTTAAAAAATATGTAATAAAAAAAACAGTAAACAAATATATGAAATAAAATATTGACGAAAGCTTGGGTAATTCTTGAGCTTTCTTTTTTTTATGACTAAGGACGGAGGTGACTGTAAGATGGAATATTCTTATAAAGAAGTATATTTCGATCAATATTGTAAACAGTGCAATTATAAGAATCTGAGAGAAAGTGCCCCCCCGTGTGATGAATGTTTGAAACATTCGATGAATTATCATTCACACAAACCGGTTAACTTTGAAAAAAATCCGAACTATAAAGGAGACGAAAAATAAATTATGTCAAAGAGAGAATGGAGTATGGAATTCGCGTATCGCTTATTCGATTTAATGAAGTACCGTGGCATGTCACGACGAGATCTGGCTGATGCACTGGACATTAACCCAGCTACGATAAGTGCTTATCTGCATTGCAAATATATACCATCTGCAACAAGGATTTTACAGTTGTCGCAGGTACTACATGTGAAAGTTTCTTACTTGCTGGATTTTGAGCGTGTAGGGAGAAGACAGAAATGATATTTGATTTTGTTGTAATGATCATCAGCGGAATAATATATCTGTTATATGGCATAGCCCTTGCTATTTTATGGGTAGTATCGGTCGTTATTACAGCGGTAATCGCTTACGTATATTATTTCTGCAAATTTGTAATTGATACTTTGATAAAAATAGGAGGACTTTTTATATAATGAATAACATTAGTTTTGTAACTTTTATCGTACTGATTATTATTGTGTATCTTTGTATTCATTCGCTGGTAGACCGAATCTGTACATGTATTGAAAGAACGGCAGCTTTTAAATGTGAAGGGAAAGCAAATAATAATATAGAAATAAAACAGACAGAGGAGCCACAGAAGAGTGAACAATAAAGACTTAAAAAGAAATGGCGAGGGCTATATGGATCCGACTGCATATTTGGCAATGAAGCATGTAGAAGATGAATCGGCAAAGTTTCAGAAACTGTTAGATACGATCTTTAATATATGCGAGTTATCCGGATTTCATATTGAAGGACGAATTGTTATTAAATCAAAGAAAACAGGACGTGTGTGGAAGTAAAGGAGAAGTGTGATGAAAAACAAAATTCAGAAAATTATTACAGCATTTTTATGTGTAATGTTAGTGGCGACGTTGGCTGGATGTGCAGCTATTGATTCAGCTATCAGTGACATCAGAGGAGATCTTGTCGGTAATGGATACGCAATTCATACGTATGATAACTATGGAAAATTGGTTATGACCACAACTGGCGACAAAATCAATATTACAGGAAATAAAGTAAAGACAACTTCCTATGATAGTGATGGTGATATTATCCGTAATTATGAGTTGTCTTCGGTTATTTCTATCAATGTAGATGGTAAAGAGATTCAGAGCTGCGGAGACACCTGTATATTTGAAGGAGATGGACTGACACCGGAAGCGGACTTTACACAGGATGATATTTACAGTAATAGTACTGGTCAGTTTACAGAGAACACAGTTATTGCCGGTATCGTAAATTCTTATAAAAATGCATTTGGTAAATCAAGAGTAGTAGTGATTAAATCGCAGCTCGGACAGCCTATCGTAGCTTATTCTGGAGATAAAGTATATTGGGATATTCCGGACGATCTTCCGAAAATGACAAAGTTGATGATCGATGGAAAACCGTTATATATTCATAGAGCAAACTTCCAGATTATTGATAAGGCATTACTTAATTAGAAGAGGATTGACTTATGAGCAGAGCAGAACTCAGAAGAAAACAGAGAGAAACTCAGAAAGCAAATACTGCAACATATAATCTAACAAAAGCTCAACTTAATGCTCTTGTAGAACAGCAGATAGGTGACAGGATAAAACAAGTAAAAGAACAAGCTACATATGATGCCGTAAATACTGCGATGGTGTTGCTATTAACTCTACCGCTTGAAGTACTTATGGACCATTATTGGCAGAAATCATACGAGAAGAAAATACCAGAATTTACAGCATATGTACTTGAATATTATCAAAAATGGCAGGACGGAGAGCTTGATATGGACGAGATGAAAGAAGATTTATGGAAATATGCAGGATTCCGTTTAGAAGAATCGGAGGGATAAAATGGCAAGATATACGAAATATACTGTAGACAAAAGATTCAGAAAGATTGGTTTTGATATATCAAGATCAACTGAATATTACAAGTTAGAACGATCGTCATCTACAGATCAGAGTAAAAAGTCATTCAGGCACAAACCATATAGCACAGATTTTGTAAGGAGTGATGCCACACAATGATCACACAGAAAAAGAATACCACAAATTTTCTGTATCCGTATCAGTTAGATGCAGTTAACAGACTTCATAATGGATGCATATTGTGTGGTGGTGTTGGAAGCGGAAAGTCGAGAACCGGCTTATTTTATTATTTTAAAGAATGTGGCGGATGGATCGACAAAGGCGAGTATGTTCCGATGAAAGAACCAAAAGATCTGTATATAATCACAACTGCTAAGAAACGGGATAGTTTAGAGTGGCTTGGAGAATTGGCTAACTTTATTATGATTCCAGGGGACGATGGAAAGACCTCATTCGGAAATACTGTGGTTATCGACAGTTGGAATAATATAGGTAAATATACAGATGTATACAATGCGTTCTTTTTATTAGATGAGCAGCGGTTAGTATCATATGGAGCTTGGACTAAAAGTTTTCTGAAAATTGCAAAAAGGAACGATTGGATATTACTTAGTGCTACACCGGGCGATTCTTATATTGAGTATCTTCCGGTATTTTTGGCTAATGGATTCTTCCGTAATAAATCTGAGTTTAATCGTGAGCATGTTATATTTTCGAGGTATACAAAATTCCCTAAAATTGACCGGTATATGAACACAAGAAGACTGGATCGGTTGAGAGATAACGTATTGGTATACATGGAGTACGAGCACAACATAAATAAGCATGACAATGATATTTACTGTGAATATAATCGTGAAAAGTACCGGGAAGTTATGAGAAATAGATGGAACCCCTTTACGAATGAGCCAATACAAGATGCTGGGGCTTTATGTCAGGTCTTGCGTAGAGTTGTCAACACCGATGAATCTCGACAGGCTACTTTACTTGAGATATTGGAGAATTATAAGAGAGTCATTATATTTTATAATTACAATTATGAAAGGGACATTCTGTTGAACTTAGCGTATGAACCTGGTACTGAGGTAGCAGAATGGACTGGTCATAAGCATCAGCCGGTTCCTGAAGGAGATCAATGGGTATATCTGTGTCAATACAATTCAGCATCGGAAGGGTGGAACTGCATCCGGACCAATTGCATTATATTTTACAGTCAGAATTACAGTTATAAGATGATGACACAGGCTGCTGGGAGAATTGACAGATTGAACACTTCGTACAATGATTTATACTACTATCATCTGAAAACCCACAGTGGTATAGATATGGCAATATCAAGAGCATTACGTGATAAGCGAAAATTCAATGAAAGGAAGTTTATTAAATGGGATTGATATTTAATAGGAAGAAACTTTGTGATCACAAATGGAAGAAAGAAGAGTTTGTTCGGTCCTATCGTGATTACAGTGGTTTTCGTGTTGGCGTGTTCCGATGCAAGTGCAAGAAGTGCGGATTAGTAGAGATAAGAAAATATTATTGACCTGATTCGCGACAAAAACATGTACTGTTATGAAACAGTATGTAGATTTTTAAGGAGGCAGTAACATGAAAAGTACGTTTAAGAAAGCATTCGGAGTTATTTTAGGAGTTTATGCAGGATGTGTAGCTGTGGAAATTATCAGTAAATTCGGAAAGACTTATTTAAAGGTAGAAAAACCAGCTGAAAAAGAAACAGACAAAAATGAGGAGGAGTCCATTTAGGGCTCTTTCTTTTGTGTTTTCACAGTAAGAAAGGAGAACCACTATATGTTTGATATCAAGAAGCCATCGGAAATAAATATTCCGGAGTTTGATTCAATTGAAAAGAAAGAGTCTGCAATGTCACGTTCAGATATTATGGATGCCGTATCCTTTGGCTATACTGCTTTGCACGGACAGATTCAAGAAACGGAAGATGAGTTTATTTATACCAGACTTGCAAACTATGTAAATGATAAGTACGAAATGCGGATATCTAAAAAAGAACTTCATAGTGCTGTAATGATATTAGATATTCTTAAAGAGATATTCGGCAGCGATATAGAGCCAATGGTTAATTTATTGAACACTGTAAAAGAGGCTTATCTTAACGGATATTCCGACGGCATAAAGGAGTCATCGAATGCACTTACAGATTATTTATCATATCAAAAGAAAGGACAAGAATAGGAATGAACACTATTAAAGTAAAAGAAATCGGAAAATGGTTAATGGTAGCTGGAGCATCCATATTTACATCCGGAGCAGGTGCTTATGGAATTGCAAATTGGATCGAGAAAAAGGAACTTAAAAAAGAGCATTCTAAAAATATGATGAAGATTGAGGAAGAAGAGTCACTTAAACAGAATCAGTTGAAAGAAGAAGCTCTTCGTGCAGCTGCGGAAAAAGATCGGTTATATTCTCTCAAGATCAATAAAATGGATGACGTTGAGTTCGCTAAGTTCCACGCAAAGAATATCGCAGAAGCCAACGATGAGGTGTTGAGAAAAGCGGAACGTATCCGGAAAGAATCAGAGGCAACTATCGTAAAAAAGAAATTGGAATGCTCTGATGAAATTAACAAAGTCCGAGCTGAATGCCTGAGAAAAGTTGAAGAAGCTGAAAAGAAGAGAGCTGAAGCAGTAGAGAAGTACGAAGCAATAAACACTCTCTTTACCAATAAGGATAAGATTCTTAAAGCAAAAGCAGCACTTGAGTCTGCTATTGAAAAGAGTGAGAAAGCCAAAAGTGATAAAGAAGATCTGCTCGATGCGATTAAAGATATTTTAGAGTAAGGAGGATATAACTTATTATGAAATATTCTTTTAGAGTAAAACTTATGGACGGAACTGTTCTGGAGTTTAGAGATCTATGCAATAAAGTAATAAATATGGATAAAAGATTAGTTACATTTGTGCATGAAAATAATAATGTTACTATAACGCTGGCTATGATTCCAATAGAAAATATAAAATTTATATTCCGACACCCAATGGACATTAAGGAGTAATGTTATGAATAAAACAACAAAACTAAATATTTTATCGTATGCTTCACAGCCGGATAAAGATTTCAATTATTACGGTGATGAGGTCATATATAAGGGCAAAAGATATTTTGTAAATTTGTCTGAGGAGAAAGTAGTATTCCGTGGAATTGTGAGGGAGGAAGAGTGATGTCATTTGTAATATGTATTGTTGGTATTATCGGATTGATTATATGTATTTTTTATAGGATCAAAGTCGAAAATACCTGTAAGATGTTCCTTAAAGTAATAGACGCTATTAGTGATTATAATTGTTTTCAAATTAGAAACAATTGTACACCAGATAATAATTTTAAATGTGATTATATAAGTTTTGATTGTGTTGCTAATTTTGAAAGGATTCTCTTAAATCCATTTGATTGGTCTTACAAAAATATAGTACCTTCAGATGTTTTAAAGAAGATCGAGCCCTTTATGAATGAATACGAAGGGGATTATTACGATGTATAAGAAGCATATTTATACCTGTTACGGATGCCCACATTTTTATGCAGATAAAGGCGATAGATACCAGTCTAGGCATTGTGAGATTGTAGATATTTGGAAGTGTTGGGAGGAAATAGCTAAGCATGGGAATGATCCCGAAGAAGATGGTGTAGAAATTATTTATGAGGAGGAGTAGTTGCATATATGAAATACACGAAGAAATATCTCAAATGTATTTACTATGAAGACAACCGAGAGTACTACAACAATTATAAAAAGTCGCATGATCTTCCTATGAAACGCTGGAATGCTATTACTAAAGAGTATCGGAGGAGAGAACAGAAGAAATGATATGCGTAATTGATCAAATTAAATATGACACCGATAAAATGGAGATGGTGTCAGATAAAATTCAGCATGAGTATAAAGTGAGGTTTTTATCTCATAGCTATTACTGTGATGGTAAAAATGTTCGTTTATGGAGAAGTCACAAAGGAAGATGGCTTATGACATATGACTCAGATCGTAACGAGTATGCTGTACCTATGACTGAGAATCAGGCTAAAGAAAAACTCATGATGTATGATATTGCTACTTATGAACAGCTGTTTGGAGAATTGGAGGAAGCTTAGGATGAAAGTAAAAATTATTTGTAATTCAGACATGTTATCTTTTGAAAAAGATGTTAATGCTTTTATTGCCGATAAGGTGATACATGACATAAAATATCAATCAATGAGCATACCCCAACAGTATAATGGTATTGGTATTCCAACTAGCATCGGTATATTTGACAGAGCACTTATTATGTATGATGATGAAGAAGCTGATTATTTAGACGCACATATAAAGAAAGAAGCTTAGTTTGGAAATAAATTCAGAAAACAGGAGAAAAAAAGATATATGATTAAATTAGAAAATGTAGTTCTGGCAAGTCCAGAGCAGATGGAGTTTATATGAGAAGAGAAGGTAAATGTTATCGAAAAGTAAAAGACGATAAATATGAGGCTTATGCATCAGATCATTCACGATTTATTTCATTAGGTACTTATAATAATGAAAAAGAAGCTATAAATGCTGTAAAACAGTATAAAGACAATAGATTATCTTCTGCTGTTCGACAGTTTGGTCATAAATTAGAAGAGGGTGTCGTATACGAAGATAAATACGTAGTTTTCTCGAATGGGGATGTTTTTAATATTAACGGTATAAAGATGTCGCCAACTACAGATCAGTGTGGATATTTACATGGGCTAATAAACAGAAGAAACTGTTCATACCATAGAATAGTAGCAGAATGTTTTGTTCCTAATCCATATAGAAAACCAGATGTTAATCATATTAATGGCATAAAGACAGATAATCGAGCTGATAATCTTGAATGGTGTAACAGATCTGAGAATGTAATTCATGCATACAAAACCGGATTAGAGTGTCGATCATTCGGTGTACAGAATCATAACAGTAAACTTAACGATGATGCAGTTCGGTATATCAGAAAAAGTAATAAAAGAAATAGCGATTTAGCAAAAGAATTTAAAGTAGATCCTTCAACTATTAGAGCTATAAGAAATAAAGAAACATGGAGGCATGTAGTATGAGCAATAACTTAGTAAATAATGTGAACGTATATGGGTTGGAAAATAGTTTCAGAGTTTCTAAATTCCCGATGCAAGTTGATGTAAATAACTGTACTGGAGAATATACAGAGCGAATCGGAACACTTGCTGGATGTGAAAAAGGAACCGGTCATGACAATTTCTTAAAGGGAATTATAGTACAGTTTGATTTATCATTTACTGTTAAAGCGTGGACAGAAGGGGAAAGATATCACTGGTTTGATATTGTATCGTCACAATCCACTATGCATCGTATATCAAAAATGGATTATAGTAAATGCTTTTGTGCTTATGTAACCGATAACACTAAATCCGAAATGGAACGATTAAAAAATATCTACAATGATAATCCTACGTCGGAAAATTATTTATATTTGCTTTACAATTGTCCGGTTGGTCTTATACTTACTGCAGGTATGACTACTAATTATCAGCAATTAAAAACTATATATAGTCAGCGTAAAGCACATAGGCTTCCGGAATGGCGTGTTTTCTGTTCATGGATTGAAACGCTTCCATATTCTGAACTGATCACGGGAAATGTAGCTATGACTACGCCTTGGAACTGTGAAAAGAAAGTCGATAACATCAGGGGCACCGGATTATGGCAGCCAGGTGACGAAGATTAAGGAGGAAATCAAAATGTTTGCTTTGGTATTCGGAGTGTTATTTGCGGTGTCGTTTTTAGAATTTGCGATAACCTCCAGGATTCAATACAGCGCTGCGTCACATCTCTTTTGGGGTGTGGCGTTTACTATTTTCACGGTATGTTTCATCTGCGCATTTTGCTATACCATTGGAGCATCTGATTTACCGATGTAGATTAAATTTTTATTATTAAAATGAGGAGGAATTGTGTATGAGATGTAACCGAAGAAGAGTAATGAATGGCGAGAGTTTTGTAAGTGATTTGATTACTGGAGAGAAAGAAGTGACAAACTAAATTCGCTAAAAATACAACTCCTATTATGAAAGGGGAGTGAATAAAATGAATGATTATAAAGACGTTGAAATTTTTCCAAATGGACCGATGATTATCAGCGGTGAAGAATCTATTAAAAACATTACAAATACATTGAATGATGATCTTAGCGAATGGGTTTTGGTTAAGGTTCCTATAAAACACGAATTTATCGATGAGTTAACGGAAACGATCAAATACGAATGGCGCTATAGATTATATCTTTCAAAAGTATACGAGATGTTGGGATACGATAGTTTAATACAAAACCGATATTCCGGTTATTATTGGGAAAAAGATAAAAACGGAAATATTACTGATTGTTATTTACCATAAAGAACACAAGAGCTTGATTAATTTCAGGCTCTTTTCTCTTTTATATTTCAGCGTGAGAAACATTTCAAAAATATATTCGCTAAATTTACATCTCCTATTATGAGGAAATAAAAGGAGTGATTTATTATGACTATTAAAGAAGCTAAAAATGTAAAAGTTGGTGATTTTGTTAAAATAATCAACACACATAAAAATAAGAAGACAGATAACGATAATTGTATTTGGGTCGTTGTTGGTACAAGTGAATATGTACGTGACAGAAGCCCAATAACAATATTTAATATCAGGCTTGTAAAAGGAACTTATGTGTGTTGGGAAAAGAATGAGATTATTAACGAAGGAGACGTTATTAGTAGAACTAATAGAGCTTTGAAAAAGATTATGATTAAAATCGAGGAGGGCTAAAGTAGGCTCCCTCTTTTTCTTTTTGAATGGTGGATTGAGAGTCTTCCGTATACTGAGTTAATTACTGGAGAGGAATAATAGAATGAAAAGATTAGCATATTTGTCAATAGGATTTGGAATCATATTGGTTTTAATCTGTACTGCATGTCAGAAACATAAAATGCAGAAAAATCAGGATATCATATCTGGGTCCAATGAATCCAAATCAGTCGAAGTAGAAGAAGAGGAGACTTTTATATTACAGATACCCAAAGCATCGAACCATGGAACTATTAAGATTCAGGATTCTGAAGGAAACGTAAAAGCTGAGTATAGAGGTCAAATTGATATTGTGAATGATGGTCGTAATGGCGAAAACATCAATATCACTATTACAGTACCAGGTGAAAATTGGAGGTAATAAATAATGAGTAAAGCAATGGTTATATTTGATAAGCCAAGTAAATGTATGACTTGCCCGTGTTCCAGGAGAGATCCGTTTAGCACTGATACAATCTGCGGACTAACAGACGATAACGTTTGTAATGGAGCGCCGATACCAGATGGTTGTCCTATCATTCATCTGAGTCATGCGCAGTTAGACACTATATTAGAAGCACTTAAAAGGCAGATGGAAGGAAGGATTGTATGAAACTTATATTAGACTGCATCATCTTCGTCGGTGGTTTTATTATTGGTCAGTTGGTACTTATTTGTATAGCATTGGCAAGTGCTAATAAAAACAATAATAAAGAACCATCTAAAGAAGATTGGAAACAAGAAGGTATGTTTAAATCATAATTAGAAAGGATATTCAGTATGGAAATTACTAAATTGCCTAGTATGATTACATTATGGTTGTTGATATGTATTAACGTGTGGTATTTGATCATAGTATGTGCTTACTCAGCAGCACATAATTTACCGCATTTATCGTCGTACGTTACTGTAACTAGAAAATTTCTGAATAATGGCAGGTCTAACTCGGAGTATCTTTGGCAGCTTGTAAAAATTATATGTACAGTGCCATTAATGATACTTCTTATTGTATGTGAGTTCGTAGCATTATTTATTGAAACGTTCAATCTTGTGCGACAAAAGCCAAGAGTTACTAGAGAAAGGGGGCAGCAAATCAAATGATATTTAACTTGTGGAGACCATATAAATGGTTTAAGCCAAAAACTGACGGTATATATTTATGCACTGTGGCTCATGGCGCTGGTGAGAATATACCCAAAGTTATGGAGCTGAAATTCACTAAATGGAACTCAAAATGGATAAGAGCAGAACGGCAGAATGTGTTTGATGGGTATCAAGTGTATGAATCATGCAGAGCTCCTATTCATGATAATCTCGTATATTCGGACAGCGAATGTGAGCGAATCGATGTTGTAGCATGGAAAAAATTACCGAGATGTTATGGCTGGTGGAGAAAAAAGAAAGGATAGCTATATTTTCTTTTTCGCGATAAAATCTTAGGCTTTAATGAAAGGAGTTGATAGTTTATGAGTAATAAACCAGTATATGATACTTTAGATTGTATGAGGCTCATTAAGAAGAAATATCCGTGGATACCGAGGTGTATCATACGAAGGGTGCTTTTTGGTGAGGAATTATATATGCATAAGGTAGGTATTATTGACTGGATACCTAAACTTGAAGCATGGTATTTTAAGAAATGATTATTGAAAGATTGAGTCCTAATTTGTGGCTCTTTCTTTTTTTTAACATTAGAGGAAAGGATAATAAATATGGATATTGTTGATGTTGTTGAAAGAACATTAGGAACAGCGCTTGGATCATGGCATAAAGAGTTCATTACAGAATTATATAAGGGACTAAAGGCTGGTAAATATATATATTTAGTAGCGCCACCAAGAGGCGTTAGCAAATTCGATATGCGAATACTGTATTCTTTAGTTGTGTTAATTGCAGCAGAAGAAAACGGTGATATTCAGCTTAATAAAAAGCCAGAGACTCTTTGTGACAACTGTGAACTTCAGAATAAAGATTGTGGATGTGACTGCACAAGAGAATATATACCTAAAAAAGATGCCAGTGATGTAATAATATTGCAATGTGAAACTCGGATGAAACCGGAGCGGTTAGAAGCACTTCGTTTAGATTTATTGGATCAGGCTAAATCTGGAGTAATGCTGTTACCAGATTTCGTAAAATATATCACTGGACCGGTTGGGGGTATTGATGATATTAAATGGAGGAATCAGGATGATTATAACTAGAGAAAAAATCTTAGAAGAGAGATGCAAAAATTATAGAACTGTCATTGAGGATTTGTGCCGTAGAAATGGTTTAACGGTATTTACAGAGGTTAGAGATTATTATATTGATGGTAAGTTATCGGTTAACGACGCTCGATATTTATGTAGAGCTTGCGATGTTGAAGATTCTATTGATTTTGGCAAGGCGGAGAAACCACCAGTTGGGGTATTACCTAGAGAAAAATGGGATAAGAAACGACAGGATGAACTGATGAATGGAATTTACAATTATATTGCAGTTGATAAATTACCACCGTTAGAATGGCTTGAAGAACTTATAGAAATACTTGGCAGAATGGAGAAGACTAATGAGTAAACAATATGATGAATATTTGCAGCAACATAAAGCAAATGTAAAGAAAGGATATGACTGGATTAAAGATAATTTACCAGAATTGATTCCAGACGGTAGAAGATTGGATTTAGAGCATCAGATCGGTTTTGCACATGACTACAGTAAGTCACAGCCAGATGAGTATGAACCGTATGATGCTTATTTTTATGGCAGAAGTAGATCGTATCAAGTTGTGAGAGATTATGAGTATGCATGGTTATTACATATTCATAGAAACCCTCATCATTGGCAGCACTGGGTTCTGATTCATGATGATCCAGATGAAGCAGAGACTATATTAGATATGCCTTATGAGTATATTCTGGAGATGATCTGTGACTGGTGGGCTTTCTCTTGGAGTAAAGATAATCTATATGAAATATTTGACTGGTATAGAGAGCATAAAGATTATATGAAACTCAGCGATAAAACCAGGAAGACTGTGGATGATATTCTTGGTAAAATGCATGATAAGCTTGACGAAGAAGAGATTCAGCATAGTGGTGTCAAAGGTATGAAGTGGGGTGTGAAAAATGGTCCGCCGTATCCTATTAACCGATTGAAAAACGCAGCTGGTAAAGATATACTTATAGTTGAAAGAACTGAGCTAAAAGGACCGCCCAATGGTATAACACAGATTACTCATAAGAATGGTGGTATCGAACGTAACTATTACGATGATAATGGTCGTCAAATAAAACAAATAAGTAATAATAATCATGGAAAACCTAAACAGCATAGTTATGGTATACATGGAGAGCATGCACATGATTATACATATGACGAAGATGGTTATGTTCATAGAAGTATACGTGAACTGACTGATGACGAAAGAAAGGAAAATGGTGATATTTTATGAAAATTAACGAACTTAAAGATAGAATAGCAGAAATAGTAACTCAGATTACATTTACTTATAACGGTAAAAGCTGTGGTGTGGATCCGATGAGTTCAACAGAATTCGATATGTGGTATGGGGATGATTTTGTAACGGTAGGTAGTATTGAAGAAGTTATGAATACAAAGCTGTTTGATAATAAGTCTCTTACAGATATCTTTGATGATATTGATGATCTTGAAATGTAATTTGATGAGGAGTTCAAATAATGAAAATCAGTCAGTACGATAGGGTAATGTTAAAAGATGGTAGAACAGCTACGATTGTTGAGGTGTTGGAAGAAGATACTGCATATATAGCAGATGTAGATTTACCAGGACCTGATTGGGACACAGTTGATATCAAACAGGATGATATTGAAAGAAAGTTATAATAATGGACTAAAAAATATTATGGAAGACTTGGTTAATAGCTGAGTCTTCTATTTTTATGCATGGAGGTAAAAGCAGTGAGTGAAGAAAAAGTAAATTATTTTGAAGAGGAAATGAAAGCTCTTTTAGCTGGTTATATAAGTGATCAGGATACTGTTGAGTATCTGGTGCTTAAGGCTTCAAAGTTACATGAAAAATATTCTGAGAAATAGTGATTACACGCGATATTTTCAGTTCCTCTTATAGAAAGGATAGGAGGTATTTTAGATATGAGAAAAATAGCATTATTATTCGGAACTATGGGTGTGGTAGGAATTATAGTTGGAATATTGATGAGTGTATTCATTGATATTTCTAATGTATGGTTCCTCATACCGATAGCTATGAATGGTGTTTGGATTGGATCTGAAATAGTAGCTAATAACTTAGAAGAAAAGAGGAACAAGAAACGGATTAGGAGCTCGATTTAAGGGCTTCTTTTCTTTTGCAAAAATTGGTTAAAAAGATATTCATGAACAGATTTTATTTGAAAGGTGATTAAAAATATGAAAATTGCAGGTAAAGAAACAAAATTTATGTTTATACCATATTTGGTAATGTACATTGATGAAAAAGAGTATCTATATTACTTTGACGATAACAAAAAATTACATATTGATTTCGGTCCGTATGCTAAGTTGTCGCCAAGTAAATGGAACTCGCTGATCGGTTTAGAGGAACACACCATAGATGAACACTACAGAGTATGGACTACTATTGTTGAACTTGATGAACATGAAAAAGCAGCTTTCACCGAAAAGAGGCGTCACTTTGATGTAAGACCGCAATCGTATAATAGCATTCGGAATCGTATAAATAATCATAAAAAATATGGATCAGTGAGAGCACCACATAAAAGTAGTTGGGAACCTCGTAATGACGGCAAATTTGATATTGATCGTTTTATCACAAGAGTAGATCAGCCAACTGTTGAAAGAGATTTTGAAAATAGCAATAATAAAACTTTTGATTTTGTTAGGCTTCGTATGAATACTCGAATAGCTGAAGAAAAACCGATGGAAGTAATAAGAGAACATAAGCAGGATATTCTAGCTATTGCTGTCGATAAAATCTCTAAGTCGAAACGATTTACTAAATATGGAGTTTCGATAAATTTTTTGAAGCTTGATACTTTTAAATATTTCGACAGCATCCATGAAATCGAACTTATATTTGTGTTAAAAGATATTCCAACGGAGGTGTAGAGCATGTATTTTGTCATATTGGGAAGTTTAGCAGTGTTCATTTTTGGTGATGTTGTAATAGGTATCTTATTGGAGAAGAAAGCGTATAACAACGGATATTGTCCTCATTGTGGAAAGAAATTATTATTAGACACAGATTCTCAGGGTGGTAGAGGATACATATGTGAAGAATGTGGTTATTGCGCATGGGTGTCATATTCGTTTATAGATAAGAGGCTCTGAACATACGCGATGAAAACTGGTTCTGTTATGAAATAGATAACAATGATATTTTCAGAAAGGGGATTTAAATTATGAAAATTACATTTGAAGGAACTATTGAGGAACTTATGAAATTATTTGGAGGTATCGAAGAAGAAAAGAAAGAAACTGAGAAGGACAATTCATTAAAAGACATCAGCGAATATGCACGGTTTTTCGATGATGAATGCTCAGGATGGACAAATGATCCAGAAATAAATATGATCTTTATTAAACAGGCACAGGAATACGCAAATGTACGACTGCAAAATGAAGGGTACTTATTTTTGAATGATGTATATGTCATGCTGGGATTACCAAGAACGGCTGTTGGGCAGTTAGTTGGATGGATTTATGATGAGAAAAATCCAATCAGTGATAATTACATAGATTTCGGTATCTATACTATGAATAGAAATAAAGATTTTATCAATGGCTATACACCAAATGCATTATTAGATTTTAACGTTGATGGATGTATTATTGACAAAATCTAATTCAATGGAGAGGCTCACAAGGGCTTCTCTTTTTATATTTATTGTATAGACAGAAAAAGGAGAGTGCGTTGCATGATTAAATTAGTAGAAGAAAAGAAAGAGCAAAGAAAACAACTAAACAATAGACTAAAACCATGCCCGTTTTGCGGAGGTAAAGCTCAGATTGAAGAACGAAGTAAACCAGACGGATATTGTCATTATACTGTAAAGTTTGTTCAATGTACTCAATGTCACGCTAAAACAGAAGAGAGAACTTGTGATGGATATTATGGGGATTGGTGTACAGATGAAGAAATTGCAGACTTATGGAACAGGAGAGCCGAATAAAAATGGACTTTAGAACACTGTTTAAAATAATAGCCGGAGTATATTGTCTATGGATATACTGTCGTGAGAAGGATCCATTTAAGCGTATTGAATATTTGATTTTGCTTACGATAGTTGTCTGCTGTTAGGGAGGTGTGTGGTAGACATGATAATTGATTTTGAGACTGTAATGATGATAGTTAAAGCATTATGGTTTTGCGGCATGGGGTGTTGGTGCTGGCTTGAACAAGATCATAATAAAAGAGTCGAGAAAATATTGTGGTTAATTGCTGGAACTATTGTGATATTTAGGTAAAGGAGCGTTTGCATTATGAAAATATTAAAAAATATAGAAGTAAAGTTAAGTGAAGAAGAAATTAAGAAAATAATTGCTGAAAAGATAGCAGGCGAATTACCTGGTTATACTGTAGAACCGGAAGATGTAACTCTTTTAGTAGGAACCAGATTAGTTGGATATTTCAAGGACGAGCATGAAGAAGCATATTTTAAATGTGGAAGTGTACACTGCGTTATTGAAGAGGAGGGGGTAGAGTATGAGTAATGATGAAAGGTTGGAAAAAGTTAGTTACGATGATGATAAATTGCATTGTTGGATCAACGGTTGTCAGTGGGTATCAATAACTAGAGTTATTAAGATAAGAGAAGAATGTAATAAAGAAACTGCTTTATTATCAAAAGAGGTGAAGAGGCTCACATCCGAAAATGAAGCTTATAAAATATTACTTAAAGACAAGTTAAATAAGGAGGGTTAATATTTTTATGGCTAAAAGAGGTAGACCTGTAAAGCCGGATGCCAAACGAAAACGTGTTATGCTACGGCTGAATGATAAGCAGGCAAGTATGTTAAGAGATTTGAGTAAAAGAACCGGAAGAAATCAGACTGATATTTTTGTTGGTTTGATGGAAGAAGAGTATAAGAAAAATACAGATACGGAGGAATAGAATTATGACAGAATATATTATTGGAGAACGTCAGAGCGGGAAAACTACAGAATTGATTAGGAGATCAGCTGAGACCAGAGCTTATATTTTAGTAGCGAATAAGTCTACGGCATCTCTAATATTCAAACAAGCGAAAATGAATGGTTATGATATTCCATATCCTATTGCAATCGTTGATGTGTTGGCTCGTACTATAAATAAATCTGTTTGGTCAAAAGGAATACTTATTGACGAGCTTGATATGATATTATCAGGCTTATTTGATGGAATTCCGATTCGTGCTGTGACAATTACGAAACAAAAGATTACGAGTCTGGCACATAATACAGCAGAAACAAGTAACAGTTTACTTACAGTAAAAGATGTCTTATCAGTTTCAGAAACCCGTTATGTATATTTATATATAGGTGATGCCTTTATTACTAAGATAAAACCTAATGATGCGTTAACGTTCTTATCAGCTGACATACTTGAAAGTAACATCGCAAAAATCGATACAGAGAACAGCATGGTACGAATTACTATTGCGGAGAAGGAGGAGTAACCGGTATATAACTTTAAAGCGATTTGGTAGGAGCTACTAATATGAATTATGGAAAAATAAATACTTGTGATATTGCTAACGGTCCTGGAGTAAGAGTAAGTTTATTTGTATCTGGCTGTAGGAATCATTGTAAAGGTTGTTTTAATCCGGAGACTTGGGACTTTGGATACGGACAGCCTTTTACTGATGAGACGATGAATTATATTCTTGAAGCACTAGGCAGAAAATACATTGGTGGCTTTACAATTCTTGGTGGTGATCCATTTGAGCCGGAGAATCAGAACGTTGTGGCATATATTCTTCGTAAAGCCAGAGAAGTATATCCCTACATAAATATTTGGGTTTATACTGGATATTTATATGATGTGGATCTTGTAAAAGGCGGAAAAGTTTGGACAGAATTTACTGATGAGATTCTGAGTTATATTGATACTCTGGTAGACGGTCCGTTTATCGAAGAAGGGAAAGATATTACTCTGCAGTTTAGAGGAAGTAGAAACCAGAGAATTATTACGTTTAAAGGAGATTGATATTTTTATGAAAGCATTTTTCACTTTACCAAGTGGCAATTATAGTATTCAGTTATCGAAAGAGGAGTGTAATCGTCTTATAGAAACTGGTTTGCTGACAATGCATGTCGGCATGACTGAATGTAAAACAGGAAGGTGTGTAGTAACTAAAACAGGAACTGTGCAGGTATTGGACAAAAAAGATATTTATAATGATTTAAGATTTAATTTAAATGAGCCTGTAGATGATATTGAATCTGGTGATTATCCACTAAAGTTTGTGACATTTAGAGTAACGGAGGATTGATATTTAATAGTTTATAAGAAAGGAAACGAAAGCATGAATCGTAGAATTAAAATGAAAAGAATGAAACAGGAGTTAGTGTTACTTAGAAATAGACCAGTTCACGTGCAAATTGTAAAAGATAGCAGAAAAGTATCTCGACTTAGAATTGAGAAATCTTTTAACAAGTTTACTGTCGATGCCCTTAGTCAGGATTATATTCAATTTCAAGTGTTGAATGAGTTTATTGAGTATATTAGACCATATATTAATATATCAGTTGTTGATGATAATTATATGGAGGATGCAGTTAGATACCGTGCAGAACTTGATATTCTAGTGTAAAGGAGCTGATAGTGTGAAAAAGAGTGAATTTGAAAAACAGAAAGAGAGAGCTGAAAAATACGGTTGTACTGGCAGATGCTATTGGGATACTGGTATGTGTTCTCGTGTTGACATTTGCGATGAGACACGTACTACTGAGTTTGCGGCGGCATTGATTGGACTCATTAGTGTGCCTGCTTTGATATTTATTGGTATAGGATTATTGTATTGGATAGTAACAACAATGTAGGAGGTATACAGTGAAAATTGTTATATGTGATGAATGCCGTGAACGAACAATAGAAAAATAAGTGATGGTTATTACGATGAGTATTGTACAGATGACAAAATAGCTAAATTGTGGAATAGAAGAGCGGAGGATTGATTTTTATGAAAGTAACTACAACATTTGTTTTAGAACCAGAACAGGTTTTGGAGATGTTTTGTAAAACATTGTATATGGACTTTGCTTTTACGGATGACGATTCTTTTTATATTAAAGAGAATCCGAGAACTGGGGAGTTAGCCGTTTGGTGTGATGATAGAGTGTATGATGATCGAGCTGAGCTGTTTGTTGCTATCCGGAATTTGATGGTTTGTATAATCCCAAATCTCAGTTTTCGTAATGACGATTATATTTTTGATCTAAGCAAAACCTATAAAGATTATGAAAGGCAGATGAAGAAAGTATCGAAAATGATTGATGATTTCAATGCGCTTGGAGAAAAGTATTTAGTACCGGTTGCTTCTATGTACCCGACTTCAGCTATATCTGTTGCAGGCAGTTTTGACTCTAAATATGGTTGTGATCACTGTAGGTATAAAGAAAAGTGTATTAAAGAACACAGGCTTTTAGAAATTGATTACTCATACGATATAGCACAGCAAACGGGTCCACATCCGAGATATGTTCTTAACCCTACTTGCACATGTCCATTGGAAGAGATTGATGAAGATTAAAATATTATTCGCGAGTTAATCCTATTCTGTTATGAAGAAAGGAGATGACTGTAATGTTGATATTTGAAAATTGTAGCTTTTCGTACAATGAGGATGCCAAAGGTGGACGACCGTTCGTTGTTGGTGTAAGAGATCGTGAATCTGATATCAAGGACAACATAGAGCGATGGGATTTAGCATCACTGGACGAAGATGAAGCCAGAGAAGTATACAAACTATTACACAAGCACTTTGGGAAAGAGTCTTAACTGGCTCTTTCTTTTTTTATGCAAAAATACGGGAGGTACAGCTATGATGATAAACGGTTTATATACAAAAGAGTATTGTGATTCTGTTGGGTTTGTTTTCTTTGACGAAGATTATATACCGGATTACAGAAAGCCAGTTAGTACATTAGAAGAGAATGGAGTTTTCTTTACTATTCTGAAATGGATTGACGAGCATATTCCGGAAGAAGAAGACCTAAAAGCAGTTTATGATAATATTCATGGATGGCGAGAAAATGTATTTGGTGGATCGTTCAATCCGGATGAAGATATTCCGCTATATGATCCACAAAATAGATTGGTAATGAGCGATTTTATATTAGACTGGAACTTTGTGCTCGCTGAAATAACAGATAATAAGTATGGTAAAGAAGTTGGATATATTGCTTTGGTTTAGAAAGGAGATACATGTGATTTATGAGTAAACTCGTGATTACACTGGGTAATGAAGATATTGTAAATTTGTTAAATGGACGCGCAGTAGAGTTTGGTGTCAAAGACATTAATTTAATTAGGCAAGGTTTAAAAGACGTAGAATTACATGTTGGTATGGATATTCCTATGAAATACAGAAATATAGCTAGTATTATACGATGTAAAGATTGTGAGCATTATACGCCTGTTTATAATCTTGGATTTAGTGGTCGCTGTAATTTTTTCAATAGGGTAGTTAGTAAAGAAGAATATTGTAGCAATGCAAAGAGGAAGGGAGATATATAAACGTGCTTTATACAGGGACATTATTAGAACTAGGTGTAATTGATAAATGTGATTCTCTGTTTGAAAAAGATTGTGAGATTACTTGGGCTGATCGGATACCTGTTGTATTGAATTTCGATGTTAATGGTGCAAATTCGGTAGTCGGTAGCGCAACTGTAAACAAAGATGGTAATAATATCGCTGTAAATTGTGTATTCGACCATGCTATACCAGGCGAGTATCTGAACAACAATGGCAGAATTTATATCGGCGGATATTATGATATAAGCATTTCTGAAGTTGATATTCACGGAGTACTTCATATTAGCAAGGCAAAATTGTTATGCGTTGGTATTATACCAAAATATGATGCTGTAAATGAAAACTATTGTGTGACGGAATTCATCTCGCCTAAATCTGCTGAAGAATGTCCACATAGTAATTACTGGCAGATGACTAATAAATATGAATGTGCGTTAATAAATGGTATGAATAATCGCTGTAGATTGGAGTCAGGCGAGAAGTGTCCGTTTGCATGTAAGGAGGATTGATATTTTTATGGCTTATGTAAACTTTAAACCGGTATGTAACTGTGGGTATATTTTTAAGAACTTTATATATACTCCGCCACAGCGAGAAGAACTTATGGATGCTGAGCGAGAGTTTATTGGACTCAGACGATGCGACGATTGCTTTCTTCCACGTCATTGTCCTAACTGTGGTGAGCGTATTACTGATTTCACTATTCCGGTTTTTACTCGTGAGGGTCAAATTATTTATAAAGAGGAGGAATAAGAGTATGAAATCACGGTTAGAAATTTGGAGATATTGGTGTAAGCATAGGCAGAACAATATATTGTATAAATTATTGGTACTGTTGAAACTTAGACATTCTCCGAGTTTTGAGTTTCTGTATATAAGAGAAACATGTAAAGAAAAATATGGATGCAGTCCATTTGCAGAAGATTATATAGATCCTAGATTGATAAAACGTATATCTCCTAGTTATAAATTAAAAGAATCGGTTGGACAATATACATGTAAAGATTGTGTTCATCTATATGGAATTCAAACTTATAGATGTGATACTTGTACAGCATTTAGCAAATTTGAACGTAAGGAGGATTGATATTTTGAAAGTGATTAACATAACTAATGCTCGAAAAGATTTATATAATCTGATTCAAAAAGTAAATGAGAATTCTGAGCCTGTACTGATTACGGGTAAAGAATGCAATACCGTACTTATTTCTGAGGGTGACTGGAATTCTATTTGCGAGACTATGCGTTTAAAATCAATTCCGGGAATGGAAGAATCGTTACTGAAAGGAAAAGAGTCTTCATTATCAGATTGTATTACAGAAGAAAAAATAGAAGAAATAGCAGAAGCAGCACACGGAGTTACCGGAAGAGCAACGTAAGTATATTCAAAGTCTTATTGATAGAGCTGTGAATGGAGATGTCTTTGTTCAGATACTTTTAAGAAGGTGGAAGAATAAAAAATATGATGAAAAAGATCAAATTGCTCATCCCATATTCTTTGATTTACCTGAAGAAGCGAAAGAAGTACTATACGAGGTGATCCTAGATCTTAAAAAAGAAAGAGACTATGCAACATGGGTCAGAAAGGATTGATATTTTATGAATACATATTTTAAATTTAAACTGGCGACAGAATATATTATACCGGTTAGTATATTCACACTATCCGTTATCGTGATTTTGATTCGTGGTATTAAAGAAACTATCCGTGAAACTATAATTAAAAAGTTCTTTGAGTCCAATGGATACGAGAGGACGTTACTTGACGTGGCACGTTTTGGTGGCGATGCATATTATGGATGGGTTAGGCAGCCCGATGAGTCTAAACATATAACAGGTAATTACGTGGATGATAGAGAATTAAGAGGACTACCAATAAAAGTAATTAAGGAAAAATATAAGTAATAAGGGAGGATTGATATTTTTATGTCGGACAAGATTATAAATGGATTTCCAGTCAAAATTGTTGGCGGTCGTAGGCAGGTAAGAAAACATAAAAAGAAAAGAATAAATAAAAAGTGGGCTAAGATATACGGATACAAATACTATAGTCCACTTGAAAACGGTAAGACATATATTATGGACGGAGCTATTTATATGAACCGGTGGACCTACGAATATTTACTTCATTGTACTAATGCTGTCTATGGAAAAACAGGTGAGCTTCCGATTTGTATAGGAAGAGACATTTTAAAGGAGGAGTAGACTTATGAAGAAACCATCTAAATATCTTATTGAGTTTATAACAATTGTTATACAGGCTGATATCATGTTTAGTGCCGGATATGGGGTTAGGACTTGGCAGTATTGGGCGATAGTGATTGTGACATTTATTTATGGATTTTTAGTGCAGTTATAGAGAGGTGTAATGATTATGAAGAAAATAGTCATGTTAATCGTTTGTGTATTCATGATATGTTGGCTTACTGGTTGTGGTACTGATGTATCTTATCATGAGACGCTTAATGTTTCACTATCTAATAATCAGAATATATGTTTACAGAGAATAAAAGATACAATATATTATGACACTAGAACCGGTATAGTATATTTCTGGAACGGTTATAACTATTCTAATGTTGCATCCATGCCTTCCCCGTATTATGCGCCTAATGGACTACCGTATAAGTGGGATCCGATTACTGAAAAACTTGAAGAAATAGATAGGATGGAATAAATCATGAAAAAACTTAAAAGAGTATTTGAATCTGAAAATATTCGTGTTGGATTTGATGAGTTTATGGATAATCACGAGAGAATCGTGGTTGCTTCCAAAGACCGTGATTTTATGAACGGTGATAAGTGGGTTATTAATCATTTATCTGTTGATGAAGCTTGTGAGTTGAGAGATAGGTTGGATGAGTTAATAGAGGGAATGGAGGATTAAGAGTATGGAATACACTATTCAAGATATTTTCGATACATTAACTGAAAAACAGAAGCAACGGGTATATGAACTTGTCGGGTGTGTTGTCGAAAAACCGGAGATTGCTAAAAGTAAAGATTTCGATTTGAGTTTTCTATCTAATAGTCTTCAGGAACTGGCTGGTAAAGCAATTATCGAACAGGCTATTTATGATTTTCATAAAAAACAGGAGGATTAAGATTATGAGGTGTCCTAAATGTGGTAGGAACACATATTCTCATCATTATCATCAAGAGATATATGAAACCAAAACTAAGATAACCAGATTCTATGGATGTCGGAATTGTCATCATAAATTTTGTACAGTTGAAACAATAATAGGAGAAAATCTTGCTAGTTGGAATGAAGCTGGAGTAATACATATAAAACTTAAAAAGAAGAAAATGGAGGAATAAGATTATGAGTAAAATTAAACTTTTTACACACACAGATTTAGACGGTATTGGATGTGCTATATTAGCATATTTGGCTTTTGGCAGAGAAAGTGTAGATGTGGAGTATTGTGATTATAGAGATATTAATGAGAAAGTGGAGGAGTTCTGGGAGAATGGTCCAGTAGAAGAATACGATAAGGTCTTTATTACTGATATTTCTATTGGTAAAGATTTAGCTAGAACTATCGATTTGTACGCCGGTGACGATATTTGGCATCTGTTTGATCATCATGCAACTGCTCTTGGACTAAATAAATATGACTGGTGTGAAGTAAGTGTTATGAATGATACACTCGATATAAAAACATCTGGTACTGAATTGTTTTATACTTATCTAAGACGCCGCAGACAGTTTGAATATTTGAGTGTTAACGTAATTTGTAATATTGACGGGTTCGTTGACATCGTCCGAGATTATGATACTTGGAGATGGAAAGAGCTTGGAAAAAAAGGAATCATTCGCAAGCAGGTGAATGATCTCTTTTATATTTATGGGCGTGAGAAATTCATTGATTGGGCTTTAGGTCAAATACTTACTCTTAAACTTTATAGAGGTATAAGTGACTTTCCTATATATTCTGAAAAAGATATAGCTCTTCTCGACCAGAAACAAAAAGACATTGATATTTACGTAGAAGAAAAGAATAGACAATTGTTTAATAGAGTAGATGAAGTCGGTCATACATACGGTGTGGTCTTTGCTGAGCGTTATTTCAGTGAATTAGGAAACAGGCTTTGTGAGTTAAATACAGATCTGGCTTATATAGCGATGATTGATATTTCTAGTGGCACTGTTAGTTATCGTACTATTCGGGATGATATTGATGTAGGCGGTGAGATTGCACATGCTTACGGCGGCGGAGGTCATCCTAAAGCAGCTGGTAGTACTTTTGATAAAGATCGGATTCAGCATACCGTTCATGGATTGATATTTTCAGATAAACGACGTAACGAGTTGTAGAAAGGAGAATTAAGTCGTGAGGTTAAACAGTTATGATTTGATGAGGATTCGTGAATGCTATACCTGTCCATATTTTGAGCAATGTAAGAAAGAAGTTTCTGATCCGGAAGACGATACTGATGGTAAATGCCTGACAAAGAAGAAGTATCAAGGTTACAGACATTCGCGATAATATCTTACTATATTATAGAAAAGGAGGTATTATGTTATGAACAAAAATGGAGGAAAATTAGGATCTAAATTAAGCAATAAGGAGAAACTTATGTTTGCAGGTGGTGCATTATATGGTGCTAGAATATAAATAGTACAAGTCAAAATGAGAATTCCTAATCTAATATTT